GGGGGTGGGATGGTGGAGATGGGGGGAATTGCAGAGCTGCGCTCCTGGCAATCCGCGCGACAGTGCGGAAAAGCCAGGATTTGGCGACCTGGCCACAAAAAGCGCGAGAATCCATATGTCCCATATATCCCGTGTAGCCCGCGCGATATGCTGTGCTTGTACCCGTTTTGTACCCAGGCGCGCGGAGGGCAGACACGATGGGCAGACAGTCATTCGGCACGATCGATAAGCGGGGCACCGCCTCGAGGCCGCGCTACCGCGCCCGCTTCGACGACCCTACCTACACCGGCCCTGGCCGCGCGCCCCGCATCTCCGCGCCGCACACGTTCCCAACGAAACGTGAGGCGGAGATCTGGCTGGCCGCGCAGTGGTCGGCCATCGCCGCGGGGACGTGGGAACATCCCGACGCTGTCGCGGCGCGAGAGGCTGAGCAGGCTCGCCAGCAGTCACTCAAGGGGCTGACCGTCGCCGAGTGGTCCAACGCATGGCTCGTCGACCTCGAGCGCGGCGCCGCAGCAAGCACGCTACGCAAACGGCGCTCGGACCTGCGACGGCACATACTCCCCTACATCGGCGACCAGGAACTGACGGAGCTGACGCCGGCCTCCCTAGCGCAGTGGTGGGCCGACCTCGACGCCACGCCCGGCGCGCGAAAAAACGCCTACGAAACCATGCGCGCCCTCCTCAACGCAGCCGCCGCCGATGACCGCACACTCCTGGAGGCCAGCCCGCTGCGAATCAAGGGCGGCGCGAGGGAGGCGCGCGTCATCTCGAAATTCCTCTACACGCCCGGCCAAGTCGCCGCGCTCGCGGACGCGATGCCCGCGCAGTATCGTGCGCTGGTTATCCTGCTGGCGGATGCGGGCCTGCGGATCAATGAGGCGCTCGCGCTCACGCGCGCCTCACTCCTCGAGCGCGAGGATGGAGGCATGAGCGTCCGGGTGGAGCACTCGCTGCATCGTGTGGGCAGGCATCTGGAGGCAGGGCCGACGAAAACAGCCGCCGGTGTCCGCACGGTCGCGCTCATGGCCTCGACCGCTACAACGCTGCGTGCTCATCTGCGTGACCATGTCGCGCCCGGCCCGCAGGCAGTCCTGTTCCCGGCACTGCGCGGCTCGGGCTACGCGCGCGACACGGCGCTCACACGCCTGCTCACGGCCGCGCAGGCCGCCGCAGGCATCGAGATCCCCGACGGGCACTCTGGCGGCTGGCACGCACTACGCCACTACTCAGCCACCAGGTACGGGCAGGCGGGCGCCACGACGCGCGCCCTGATGACACGGTACGGATGGTCCGACCCAGACATGGCCGCGCGTTATCAGCGCTCTGATGAGGCCTACGAGCTGGAAATGATCGCACGCATGGAGGCCCGCGCAGCCCGCCCGCAATAGCGTCACGAACAGGCCAAGAGAGTGATTTGCGAGAAACCGCGCTTGCGGAAATATGTACAGAAAGAGCAAACAAAGCTACCATGGCGCCATGGCAAAAAGGGCTAGGAAAGGAGAACAGCATGACTGCAATGTCGATACCGGCGCGTCGTCGCAAGAAGCTAGTCCTAACGGGAGCGAGGTCAGTGTTCGACCTGACGGGAGCAAGGAGCTATCGAGCGATGAGACAGCAGCTCCCGGAGGCGCAGCCCAGAACCCCGGACCTGTTGCTGCGCGACTCGGCGAGCACTCTCACGAGAGCGAAGATCGAGGAGCCGCAGAGGAAGAAGCGGCGCAGCAAATAGGTCAGCAAGTACTTGCGTTCATCCAGGAGAATCACCTGCATGCGCCAATTGTCTTGCCTGACCCGAAAGAGCTGGCCGATCTACGCAGCGACGCGCCAGAGATCTACGCGCTCTACGTGAAAGCGGTTGACACCCAGATCAAGGATGAGTCGTACACCCGGCGTGCCCCCTTCGAGATTCCGGACAGGTTCACGAGGAGGGGCCAGTACCTCGGCTTCGTGTCGGTACTAGCGTCACTCGGAGTCGTCGCATACGCGATCTACGCGAACCACCCGCTAGTCGCCGGCATTATAGGAGCGCTCAACCTCGTCGCGCTCGCAGCGGTGTTCGTTGCGCCGGACCGCGCAAGCAAGGGCGAAGAGTAACGTGCCTGAACCTAGAGAGGCCCCACAGTCAAAAGACTGCGGGGCCTCTCTAGTTGGGAGCGCACACGAAGGTCAGCGTGTAGCAGCATTGATACTTTTGGCACCAAAAATGAGGGCGCCAAACACAGCGCGACACAAAGCTCCCGCGAAGCCGAAGCAGGCGCTCGCGGGAGCTTTGTTTGTGATGAGCGCGCGGAAAATGCTGCTTTTGCGGTGCTTTTGGCGCGCTCAGGAGCGGAAATGTCCCTGAGCGCCGCCCGGACACAAATGTGCGTACGTGCTGATAGTCTGAGAGTAATCGATCGCGCGGCCCCTTCGGGGAGCTGCGCGGTTCTATATCGAGGCAAGGCACTGCAGGCCCCGGCTCGACGCGGGGTGCGACCTGGCCATTTAGGGGTAGCGCGGCTCACGACTGTGCGGCCCAGGCCCATGCGCGGGCTACAGATGCGCAGATCCCGCCCTCTAGCCGATGACAGGGCCTCTCACGGCTAGGGGGCGGCGTTTTCTGCGAGGCGTCATTCCGACCTCTCACGTGACGCAACATGTCTTTTCAAGGTACTGCAGCAGCCTACAGTAGGACAGCTGTCCCAGCCCCGCAGTACTCGCATGGAGGGGTGCGGGGACAAGCAGCGTCCTCAGCATTGAGCGGATGCGCGTGCTTCTTCGAGACTGAGCCGATACTGCTCCGCTTCTGGTTCTTCGGTGAACTCGAGGAGGTTTCCGGCGATGTCCTTGAGGGCGTCTCGGACCTCTGCGGGGGTTGCGTAGAAGAACTCGCGCCGCGCATTGATGCGGTTGACGCGTTTGGCTGCGAAGCGGTGGTGAAGCTCGGTTTCGACTCCCACTGCATCGTCGGAGAAGAACAGGGCGTGGACATCGAAGTTGAATGGCACGGACGCGTCTCCGAGCTCGCGGACGCGGTCCATGGGGTCGAGGCGGCGTGTCATGCCGATCTTGACCATCCGTTCGCCGAAAGACCCGATGTTCGAGATGACGTAGACATAGCCTGCACGGATATTGGCCTCGCGCTTCTCGACGTCGTTGATCCCCTTTTCAATTTCGACGATCTGCTGCTTGAGGCGCGCAGTTTCGGCTTCGTCACCGATTTCTTCGACCGTCTTGAGGACGTTGAGGTAGTGTTGCCGTTCCTTTTCGAGGCGTTCCCTCTCAGCTTGGAGTTCTCGCTCCGCTTTTGCTTGCTCTCGCAGTTCTGCTTTGCGTTCTTTTTCCAGCTCTTTTTCCAGCTGCTTTGCTTTGAGATGGTCGACTGCGAGTTGCAGTTCTCGAGCGCGGAGTTCCACGTAGTTTGGCTTGACCCTCACGCCGGTGACAGTGCATTGTCGTTCAACAACCTCAGCGGCCTTGAAGATCTTCGCGAGGCTTGCTTCGTAGTTTCGAGCGCTTGCCGCTTCGATGATTGAATCAACCTGTGAGTTGAAAGCCATGAGCGCAAGCCTTGCTGAATCTTTCGCGAGTTTGTTCCGGCCGCTTTTCGTGTGGGGAGGCTCGAAATCATCAAGCGATTCAACTGCGCTATAGCTTCGAACTGCCATTTGTACGTCTTTTCGAAGGTCTCGCAAAGCGGCCGCCAGCTCGACAGAATCTTTTGCAGGGTGATCATACTCAGTGAAACCTGCTTCTTCTAGTTTGACTTGGACGCGCATGGGGTGAAGCTTCTCCTGCAGGGCTGCTTCCTCGTTTATAAGTCGCTCCAAATCAGCACGGATTCCCTGTTCTTGTTCTGCGCATTGGGTGCGAACCTGTTGGAGCGCCTGGCGCGCATGCTCAGCGGCCTGATCTGCTTCCCATGCCGCCTTACCCCCATGGGCATCAACAAATGCCTGGAGGTTTGCCTGACCAGCCTGCGCAGCCGTGAGTTCGCCGCTAAGCCGGACGAGTTCCTCGGAGAGTCGGGCAATCTCTCCCCTGGCTTCCTGGTACTGCTGTTCCCCAATCGCGAGTCTCCGCTGTAGCTCTGCGATTTGCTTACCGCCGAAAATGGGCATGGCCTCTTCGCCTCCTCATAAGTAATATGACCTGATTCACTGTATCAGTGAAGGGGGTTGTGGGACAAGTACTCCCACATGCTGAGCACGAGCACCGCCTCGCCGCGCCTGTCGTTGCCACACCTCAACAACCCAGGTGGACAGTCGGCAATTCTCTCGATCTCGCCTGCGGTGGCGGCGCGTCCGCGTTTAAGGACATCGCCGAGGCGTATGAGCTTCGCGCCTGACAAGCGAGATAGCTCGCGGAGACTGACGCCGGATAGTTTTTGTTGTTCAGAAAGCAGCCAGGCAATCCCAGTATCTAGCCGAGCTGCGATGAGTGCGTTTCCCATATGCCAATGCTCACAGTGTCCGTGCCAGATGGCGCCCTGGCATTTTCGCGGAGCGCGTGTCAAGCCGTCGCCGCGTCCTCAAGGTCTGCGACAACCTCCTTGTAGGTGCGCCCCGTTTCGGCGGCGAGCGCAACCTTCCAAGGGACCAAGCCGAGGGCGTCGCAGATCCTCTGAAAGTCGGTCGTGGTCATCGATGACTCGCCACGCAGGATGCGGTCAAGTCGTGCGCGCGACACACCGGATGCAGCTGACAGGGAGCGGATTGTGCCACCTTGGGCCGCATTTGCGGATGTGATGAGCGCGACAACACAACTCTCAAAATAGTTGATTTCCAGCGGTTTTTGTCCCATGGTCAACATTCTATGTCCCAAATTAGCGACATGTCCACACTAATTAGCTTGCACACGTCCCCAATTCGGGACATACTTGGTGTGTCCCGATTTCGAGACAACTAAGTATTGAGTAAGGAGGTGCAAGCCTTGAAGGGAATCACTAGCGCGATCCGCGAACAGATCGCAGCTCACGGCCTCTCAATCACCATCGTTGCTAAGCGCCTTGGCATTGGTCGTCAAACGTTTTCGAGGAAGCTCAACGGGCACGTTGAATTCTCGCTTTCTGAGCTGACCCGCCTCGCGGAGATCCTCGGGACCACAGTCGCCGACCTCATGTGCCGAGCCGATCAGATCGTCAACGAGGCTGTCTCGTCGGATGGGTTCACCATCCAGGACAAGCGATCGGGCGTGGTGGTCCTCCAGGCGCGCCGCGTCGACTGGGACGGCGGTGACGCGGCGTGAGCGAGCAGAACGCTCCCGGTGTTTCGCGCGTGATCGTGCCGGATGACAAGAAGGCGCAGCCTTGCAAGGTTCTGCGCGCCGACAGCGATCGTGAGGAATACGCGGAGAGCAAGCTACTCGAGGCGGCTGCGGCGACGCAAAATACAGCGCTCATCCTCGGTTCACCCCACATTCGGCACTGGTTCGATGAGGACCTCCTTGCGCGCGCGCAGGGTGATTTGCTGCAGATTCAGGTGCAAATCCTCGAGAAGCTGCAGCGCCTGAATGCGCGCGCGCTTGAAGACCTACATGCGCGGCAGGGGCACGGTGAAGGGCGTGGGGCTGTCGGCGATGTCGAGGAGGAGATGTGACGCGCGAAGAGGTGGCGCCCGTGGCCTACAGGGTCAGGACGTTCGCTCAGTTGATTGAGGCGTCGGACTCGGGTGTGCGTGAGCTGATCGCGTCGGGCGCGATCCGCTCGGTCAAGGTCGGGGGCCTGCTGAGGATTCCAGCGTCGGAGCTGGTGAAGTTCACCGGCGAAGAAGGCAAAGAAGTGCGCCCCTGCGGTTGCGACGCGGGGCGCGAGAGCAAATAGAAGGAGATGCTCATGAAGAAGGATAGCACGCGGAATAGGCGCGTGTGGCCGTGGAAGTTGCTGATCGGAGGCGTGTGCGTCGCGTCGGCGCTCGTGATCGCGTTCGGCATGCGTGGACTCGGCAATCCGGAGGGGTGGCCTGAGTGGCTGTTTTTCCCGGGTGTCGCGCTGGACATCGTCGGCGGCGTCCTCGTCTACGCAGAGTGGCGGGAGGGATCGCTGTGAGCGCGGAAATTGTGGCTGGCATTGGCCTGGCGCTCTTGGCGTCGATGGTCGTCCTGACCTGGATCGTGTGGCGCGGATCTGCTCGCGCGGCGACCCTCGAGGACATCGCGGCGCGCATGGCGAAGGACGCGGGCAAGGCCCGCACGCAGGGCACGACGCTCCTGCAGCGCACGGCGGACTTCGCCTACTACGACCCGTCCGGCGACGACTCCCTGCCGCACATCATGTGCCTCGCCATGCAGGACGTGATCTTCGAGGCCGAAGTCAACGGATGCCTGGCAGTCGATACGCCGCGTGTGTTCGTCGATCTCGACCGGAAGAAGATCCGCGTCGTCCTCGAGGTGCTGCGCGTCGCGGACCTCCCGGTGGGGGTCGAGTGATGACCGATTCGACGTGCACGGCGCCGCTGCCTCTCCGTCTCGAAGCCTCCGACGACCGTCCCTGTCACGACAAGGCCGCGCGGGAGATCGTGCGGCAGGCCCGGAAACGGGCGATCGCCTACCCGACCGAAGCTCACGACGCTCAGCACCGCGCGACGCACGGAATCACATACTTCGAATCAACCAAAACCAACAAGGAGACAGACCGATGAAGCACAAGATTTGGGCCGCAGCCGCCGCCCTCACCATCGCAGCCCTGGCGCTGCCCTACGGCGCAGCCACCAACGCCACAGCCGAGTACATGCCGCCGATGACCGCGCAGGTCACGAAGGCCACCTCGGCCTCACGCCAGACATCGTCCGAGGTGACCGTCGCGGGCACCTGGGCAACGCCCAAGCTTGCGGTCGGCCAATCGTTCACGGTCGGCAGCGTCGACGGTGGCTTCAAGTGGCTGGCCGACTTCCCCTTCGTCCTCGACGACGGAAGCCGGATCGGCGATTGCAAGGCGACCGAAGCAGTCCTCACGTGCACGGTGACGACGGTGCCGGGCGCCTACCAGGACAAGACCGACGTGACCGGCACATTCAACGCCCGCGCTCGTCTCGATGACGCAGCAGTCGGGACAGAAAAGACTTCGATCACGCTGAACGGCGAGGTCGTCCGTACCCTCGTGTGGGGCGACCGCGACGGCACGGGCACCTGCACGAACGACTGCTCGACGCCCGCGCACTTCGAGTACGCGGCTCCCGAGACGATCAAGTTCGGCTGGACCAATGCAGACACGTCGATCGGCTGGGGCATCAAGTGGACAGTCGAGTCCGGCAAGACCTACACGCTGACGGACGAGACGAACGCTCTCCCGAAGGCCGTGAAGTGTACGTCTGGGCCGACCTGGGACCCAGAGACTACGACCTGGACTGACGGCGCGCTCGACGAGTCAGCGCACACGCTGACGTTCACGCCGCCCGCTGGATCGCTGGTGTGCGTCGTGTACCCCGCTGCGTCCCCTCACGTCGAGGGCCAGGACATCTACACAAACCGCGCGACGATCAACGGCTCGTCTCTCGAAGCGACCGCGACCGTGAAGGCCGCTGGAGGCACGGACGGCGACGGCACTGTCAAGCCCACGCCCTCGCCCGTGCCGACGCCTGAGCCGACCCCCACCAGCCCGGCCACCGAGCCGACGCCGGAGCCCACGCCGGAGCCCACGCCGACGACACCGGCCCCGAAGCCCTCTGATGAGCCTCAGTCCGCGGCGACGCCGACGCCCGCGCCGACGCCCGACACTGTGAAGCCTTCACCGACGCCTGAGCCGACCCCGACGCAGGCCACTGAGAAGCCGCAGCCGGAACCTGCGCCGGCCACAGCCCCGGCCCCGCAGGAGCGCCTCGCCAAGACCGGCGCGACCGCTAACGGCCTGCTCCTGATGATCGGAGCAATCCTGGGCGGCGCAGGCGCGGGCCTGCTGCTGCTCCGCCTCCTTGAGGGCCCCGCGGACAAGAAGGAGAAGGAGCTGTGAGGTTCGAGGACAAGATCACCGTCGAGCTGAACCAGATGGACGCGGCGATTGCTGCGGTACTGCTCGCCGAGAACGCCGGTCAACTGGCCCTCAAGGCCCTGCTCGCAGACAAGACAGCAGAGGTCGGCGGAACCGCCAACAAGGACACCCGCGCGCTCGCGGACGCTTACATCAAGGTCGGGAACGCACTGACGTTCGCGATCATGGGCGCCTCGAAGAACCGAGGGTTGCAGAGCACTGGCACACTCCACAGGAGCGTCGCACTGGCGGGAGTAGCTGCCGAAGTGGCGGCTGTGGCAGCCACCGCGACGGAGGCGAGAGGAGAGCAGGCGTGATCGGTTACGTGCGAATCGAAATTGACTACGCCGAAGCGCGGGTCATCAGGGATGACGCGCAGGACAAGGTGGCGGCGTTTGAAGCCGACTTGGAGGCGACGATGAAGATTGCCGACCTGGAAGCGCGTCGATGCGCGCGCGAGGTGCTCGCCCGGAAGCGCGAGTTTTACGCGGACCTGGAAGGCAAGATGCAGGACGCCTGCGAGACGTTCGAATTCGAAGGTTGCAACTGCGACGAGTGCACGAGCAGCGACTGAGCACACTCCCCGATGAGCGCGGCCACGGGGAGGCCACCCGCAACCAAGAAGAAACAGGCGGGACCGGCTGACGACCGCGTAGCCCGACCAGCAGACACCAGGGTGCAAGTCCCTGGCGGGCACGAACCCCGCGCAACGACAGCGCAGGGACAAACACAGATAGGGAACAAGGATGACAAGCATCAGCGAGATCAAGGACAGGCTGGAGGCTGTGGCGTTCGCCGGCCGCTCCTACCCGGGCGCGACACGCTCGGATCTTGAAAGCGCGTACCGAAAGGCACTCGAAGACATTACGGAGCACGCAGTAGGTGACCTGGAATTCCTCTTCCGGCGCCTCGGCGAGCTGCGCGCCGCGATTGTCGTCGCGGCGGTGGATCTCGCGGACGCCGCAGGTGACATCGCCGGGAATTACGCGGCGAACGATGAGGAAGTCGCAGAGATCAGGCTCATCATTGGCGAGCCGGTGGACAAGCTCTTAGCCGTTGCGCAGGCCGCAGCGGCCAAGCCCGAGGAGGAGGCCAAATGATCACCACGCAAAAAATCCGCAAGATCCCGGCGCACGTCACGGCGTGCCCGGTCTGCCGGACGCGCCTCGCGCCGCATGGGGCAAACGTGCGCGTGATCGTCGACGCCGAAAGCGCGGCGACCGCGATCAACGCGGTTACGCATGCGGCGTGCGCACGCACCGTCATCGAGTTCACCCGGGAGCGCGGTTACACGCCTGCCGAGTTCATGCAGGTCGGCGTCTGGGCTGAGGAGCAGCGATGAGGCTCCCGATTAGGATTCAGCGCCGCCGTACTCCCGGGTGGAAGATGCCGGCGCACACGAGGTATGTAGGGAGGGGAAGCCTATACGGCAATCCGTTCTGGGTTGCGCGGTCGCCGTTTGAGCTTAAATATGGTGGCCCCTTTGTTGTCGAGTCTCCTGCGGAGGCTGTCGAGAAGTTTCGTGAGTGGATCAGGCACACGTCAGAGGGGCGGTTCGTCGCCGGGTGTGCGGCGCGGAACCTCTGGGGCCTAGATCTCGCGTGCTGGTGTCCTGCTGATCAGCCGTGTCACGCGGATGTCCTCTTGGAGATCGCAAACCCGCGTGGGGAGCGCGAATTCGAGAATCCCTACTACAGGATGTGGGATCGAAAAGAGGCAGCACAATGAGGCCAATCTGGACGCTAGACGAGATCCTCATCCCATCCGCGCAGATGCTCTCGCTCAATGATCGAGGTGACCGTCGCCGCACGGCTCCGACCGTGAAGAACTTGCGCACGACGGCGATGATCCGGGCGCGTGCGGCAGGCATCGGCCAGTCGGAGAGACTGCGTCTCGTCGCCTGGTTCCGCTTCCCGGACGTGAGTCGTCGCGACCCCCACAACTACATGCCGACGCTGAAAGCGATGGTCGACGGCTTTATCGACGCAGGCCTCCTGCCTGACGACGATAGGCGTCACCTGCAGGGGCCTGATCCGCGATGTGATCTGCTTGCGCCGGTGACTGCGAAGTGCCTCGGCTCGAAGATGGTCGGAATCACCTTCGAGGCATACCCATTCGAGGGCCGAGCCGGAACCATCGGCTAGGCAAAGACTAGGAGCGCAGAAATGGCCGGAGAAACCGTCATCACTATCATCGGTAACTTGACCGCTGACCCCGAACTGCGTTGGACGCAGTCGGGCGTGGCGGTCGCCGATTTTACGGTGGCCTCCACCCCCCGAACCTACGACCGTAACGCCGGTGAGTGGCGCGACGGCGACACCCTCTTCATGCGCTGCTCCGTGTGGCGCGAGACCGCAGAGAACGTCGCCGAGTCGCTGCGCAAGGGCATGCGCGTCATCGTTCAGGGTCGCCTCACCCAGCGCTCGTACGACACCCCGCAGGGTGAGCGACGCACGGTCGTTGAGCTGCAGGTCGACGAAGTCGGCCCCTCCCTGCGTCGCGCACGCGCACAGGTCACCCGCGTGCAGGCACAGGCCGCGAGCGCGCCGGGCTTCGGTGCGGGGGCTGCGTCTGGTCGGGATGCGGGCGGGTGGGCGCCATCTGCGGCGCTTGATGCGCCGCAGCATGATCCGTGGGGCTCGCAAGCGGCTACGTCTGAGCCGCCGTTCTGATCGGTACTGCAGGTAAGGAGTAGGTCATGAATGAGCTTGAGCTGTTCGAGTACACGGGGCATGAGATTCGTGTGCAAGTCGACGAGTCGGGTGAGCCGCTGTTTGTGCTTGCGGATTTGGCGTCGGCGCTGGGTATCGCGAACGTGACGCAGCTGCGCTCGCGGCTTGCCGATGACCTATGCCTGACATACCCCATGCGTGACAGGCTCGGTCGGGTGCAGCAGGTGTGGGTGGTGACTGAGCCGGGGTTGTATGAGGTGATTATCCGGTCGGATAAGCCGGAGGCGGCGGCGTTTCGGCGTTGGGTGACGGGTGAGGTGTTGCCGTCGATTCGGCGGCATGGCGTGTATGCGACGGAGTCGGCGGTCGATGCGATGCTGGCTGACCCTGAGACGATGATCCGGGCGTTGACGGCGTTGAGGGATGAGCGTGCGGCGCGTGTGCGGGCGGAGGCGGTGGCTGCTGAGGCTGTGGCTGAGGTGGAGGCGCAGCGTCCGCACGCGCAGCTGGGGCGTGCGGTCGCGGCTTCGGGTGAGGCGATGCTGCCGAGCGTGTTCGGCACAGTGTTGTCGGCGCGTGTCGAGGGCATGGGGCCGAACCGTTTTTGCCGGTGGCTCCGAGATGCGGGTTACGTGTATAGGCGTGGTGGGCAGATGGTTCCGACTGCGCGGGCGATCTCGCAGGGGCTTCTTGAGGCGTCGGAGGTGCAGGTGCCTGGTGGAGGCGTGCGTGTGCAGACGTGGGTGCTTCCAAAGGGACAGGAGCGCTTTGCGCGTGAGCTGCTCGCTGAGCGGTCGGCGGTGTCCTGATGGAGAGGTATTGCCCGGATTGTGGCGTGCTTCTTGAGGCTGGGCACGCGCGTTGTCGGCCGTGCTTCCTGCGGTTCGAGGCCAAGTATCAGCGGTACACGGAGCGCGCCTGGATGATGCGGAATTTTCCGGATTTTCGGCCTCGGGATCTGTTTCCCGAGGACTACTGGGAGCAGGTAGAGGCCAAGACGACAAGCGTGAAGGAGGTGTGCTGATGGCGTGGGTGAAGATGGGTGATGACGCGGACATGTACCCGCGCCTGATGGAGGCGGCGGCGCACCCGAAGGCCGACGCTCGCACGGTGAATGAGCTGTTCGGGTTCGTCATGAGGTGCGCGGCGTACTCGGCGGCGCACCTGACTGACAGCATCATCGAGATGGGCGTCGTGTACACGTACGCGGGCGGGAATCCTGACGTCATACAGATCGCGGTCGACACGGGCCTCATCGAGTGGACGGACACGCCGAAAGGCAAGAAGCCGAAGCTGCTCGAGGACCCGGATTTCGTGCATATCCGATCGCGCGCGGACGTCGAGTGGAGCCGCCAACGTCAGCGCGATAACTCGGATCAGGCGTTGCGTCAGGCGGTGATCGCCCGTGACGGCGACCAGTGCCGCTGGTGCGGAGTCGAGGTGTATTGGCCTGGAAAGACATCGGCCCGCAAGGGGACGCTTGATCATTTGAAGCCCGGGGAGGCTGGCACTGTGGACACGCTCGTTGTGGCGTGTACGCGGTGTAATTCGTCCCGAGCGGACGACCCTACAGGCTCGTGGGATCAGTCTCACGAGCTGCTGCCCGCGCCCGAGCGGCCCCGGTACGGGACGTTCACGCGCGGCATGCTCGAACGTGCGGGTGTGCTGCGTGGCGCGGAGACCGCGTCCTGCGCGGTAGCTGGTGGACAGAGTGGTGAGCGTGCGAGCGCGCACGCGGCGGCTGGCGACCCGGCCTCGGGCGCACCTACGACGGGTGTGACCTCGGGCTGCGCGGACGCCGCCGTGACTGTGAGCGCGCCTGGCGGCGCGACCGTGGGTATCCCGACCCGCGCGGATTCCGGTGAGCCTGATCAGCTCACTGTCGAGTCCAGCATCGGTGACCCCGGCGCTGCCCGCACACTCGCCACACCCGAAACCAACTACAAGCAAGAACGCGGATTCACCCCGACTGGCGTCGGACTCGATTCATCGAGGCCTCTGGACTCGTGTATCCCCGGGTACGGGTACGGGTCGGGAGTCCGGGTAGGCAGTAGGGAACAGGAAGAGGGCAGGGAGCAGGTCGGGCAGGCAGCCGCCTTACCTGCTGCAGGCTCGAAGAAGCGCAAGCGAAGGAGAAGGAGCAGGAGATGACAGACGAGCACGAACAGGTGCTGGACAGGATTGAGGATGCGATAGGTGCACTGGTTGCGCAGAAGCACGGGTCGGGAAGGCTGGTCGGAGCGTGGGAACTGATGATTGAGACGATTGATCCGTCTAGTCCGGACGTGACAGCCTGGATGACGGACGGGCGCGGCTCGATGCTGGCGCGGCGTGGCCTTATCGAGGTCTGCCGTGATACGTACAGGGGCGACATCGAGGATGTGGACTGACGATGACTGGTGAGGTGTGCCCGGTGACGGGTGAGCCGCTGCTGCCGGGTGAGTTCCTGTCTCGGGGCGGAGCGGCAAGGCTGAGGGTTGCGACTCAGTCACTGCCCGAACTCATGGCTGATCTGGCCTACATCGCGTCTCGGAAATCGGTTCCGGAGGGTGGCGGGTCGAAGGGGCATTCGGCCTCGTCGCCGCCGCTGCGTCTAGCGCTGATGCTTGAGGTCGATGAGATGGCCTCTGCATTGCAGACGTGGGGTGACGAGCTGATACGTCTCGTCATGGGGCCGAAGTACAGTGTGCCCGCGCGGGATTGGCGGATGGTCGCGCAGCTGTTCGCCGCGCACGAGGACCGCGTGCGGCGGTGGCCGTTGGCGGCGCAGTGCGCCGACGAGGTCCTGTACTCGATCAAGCGTCTTGAGCGCCTCGCAGCCCCGGCGCACGCGCGGCTCGTGTTCGTTGGCAAGTGCCCGCGCTGTGGAGCTGACCTGCTTGCGAGGGAGGGTGCCGATGAGGTGAAGTGTCGTGAGTGCTGGCAGCAGGTTGATTGTCGGACGGCCGTCGTGCTCATGATGGCCGAGGCAAAGCGTCTTGAGCTGCCGCGTCCGCGTGCGACCAGGGTCGCTGAGCTGATCGTCGGCAAGCCGATCAAGGACGCGACCGTGCGGTCGTGGTGTCAAAGAGGGAAGCTGCTGCCGGTCTCGCCGGAGGCCGGGCACCGCACCTACCGCGTCGCGGACATCGTCGGCCTCGCGTCCTGACAACGAGCCACCCCCCGGGCAGTACCTCAAGCGCACCCAGGGGTGGTTCGTACCCGGAGGGAGCCTCGAAACCACCCCCGGGGGTGCTTGCAAACACCCCCGGGGGGTGGTCTATACCCGGGGGCAGTCAGAAACACCCCCTGGGGTGTTGATGCCCGGTGGGGTGCAACGGTGTATATTTCTAGTGTGGCCTTCCGCGTAAGTGGGGGGCCATTCGAGTTTGCGGCAAGGGGGGTGGCGCTCATGGTGTCCTCCCGGACGGGCACGAGTCAGTACAAGCACTGGCGTAAGCGAGTGCTAGCGGCAGGCCGAGCAGCTGGCGTCACGCACTGCCCGTCGTGCAATGTGCTTCTCGATTATGTGAACACGCGGACGCCGTCGTCGGCTGAGCCTGATCACATCCTTCCTCATCGTTGGGGCGGAAAGAACGTCCTCGAGAACGGTCGAGTGTTGTGCCGTCGGTGTAATCAGTCGCGCGGCGATCGCGTGAACGTGCCAAAACGGCAGTCTCGGTCTGCTTCGATTGACGTTGATTGGTGAAAATGCCTTGTTTGTGGCGTGATTTCAACGCAAATAGGGGCGCCTCCCCCTCCCTCCCCGGGCGCTCACTCCCAAGGATATATAGCGCCATACCCCCCCGCTTTCAGGAGGGTTGAGCTGGAAAAACGCTGACCGACCGTGTTTGTTTCGCACGCGGCCGCAGGGGGTGTCTGGTGGGGTACTGGCGCTCGCGGTAGGTGTTATTCGTTGGTTTTTGGCGGTTTAGGGGGTGGTTGTGGTGGCGAAGAAGAAGGCGGGCGCGAAGAAGTCGGATGCGTTCGATGAGCTGGACGCTCGCAAGAAGCTGCTTGATCTGACCCTCGCGTCCCTCGAGTATGCCGAATTTGATAAGCGTGCGCCCCTGATTCGTGAGGCTCGCGCGTTGATTTCTGAGATTTCAGGTACCTCGGGGGCTGCGGTCCCGGAGTCGGTGAAGGGAGAGGGGGGCCAGGTTGTCGATTTCCAGCAGCGATTGGCGAAGCATCGAGCAGGCTCCCCGGCTGCGGGTCGCCGTTGAGCGTCGCGCCAAGTCCTTCGGCGATCTCGCGGGTGAATTCGCGGCATCGTTTGGGCTGATGCCTGATGCGTGGCAGCAGCTCGTCCTTGGCGACTGGCTCGCCGCCTCGGCGAAAGACGAGTGGAAGCACCCCGTCGCCGGCCTGTCCGTCCCACGTCAGAACGGCAAGAACGCGTTGCTCGAGATGCGTGAGCTTTTCGGCATGGTCCTCCTCGGCGAGACGGTGATTCACTCGGCGCACGAGGTCAAGTCCGCGCAGGCGCATTACCGCAGGTTCAAGGAGTTTTTCGGGAAGAAGGCAGATGACGAGGCCGCTCGTTACCCTGAGCTAAACGCGATGGTCGAGCAGGTCAGGAACGTCAACGGGCAGGAAGCGATCATCCTCAAGAATGATCCGTCTCGTGGCTGGCACGGTGGTTCCCTTCGGGTGATCGCTCGCTCGAAGTCATCGGGCCGTGGCTTCACGGCAGACCTGATCGTCCTCGATGAGGCGCAGGAGCTGACCGAGGATGCTCTCGAAGCGATCACCTCGACCGGCTCGGCCGGTCACCTCGGCAACTCCCAGGTCTTGTACACGGGCACGCCGCCCGGCCCGAACGCTAACGGGCAGGTGTTCGAGCGTATCCGAGATCAGGCGCTGTCTGAGCATCCCGGCGCTATGTGCTGGCATGAATGGTCGGCTGACCCTGACAAGCCGCTGCGTATGGACGACGTCAAGACCTGGGAGGCCACGAATCCCGCGCTGCTCGCAGGCCGCATGAAGCGCTCGTTCATCGAGCTTGAGCGCAAGACGCTCTCGGATGAGGGTTTCGCGCGCGAGCGCCTCGGAATGTGGCCGGCAAACGCGGGAGCATCGAGGGCCATCGACCCGACCACCTGGGACGCAACGGCAGCAGAAGCGCCGGCAGATGGTGTCCGCTCGTTCGCCGTCGCTTTCAGCGCGAACGGCAAGCGGCAGGCGCTCGCGGGCGCTCTGAAAACCGGCACCGGCCCCGACGTGCGCTTCCACGTCAACGCAATCGACACGTTCACCGGATCCACGGACGACGGCGTGAAAGCCGTCGCCGACTGGCTCGCAGCCCGAAAGGACCGGACCGCGCAGATCAACCTAGTCGGCGGCTCCGGCGCGTCGGCGCTCGCGGACGCTCTGCAGATCCGGGGCGTGCCAGCCAAGATCGTACACATTATGACGACTCGCGAATACCTCGAGTCGTGCTCGCTGTTTTTCGAGGGGCTGCGCGATGGCCGGATCACGCACCCGGCAGGCGATCCGGAAGACGCGCTCAACACGGCGGTGGCGGTGTGCGACAGGAAGATCCGCGCCCGTGATGGCGCGTGGGGATGGGAAGCCAGTATCCCCGATGGAGATGAGACCCCGCTAGAGGCCGTGTCTGCGGCTGTTCTGGCGGCTAAAACGACCCGGCGCAGGCCGGGCAAGAAAGCGAGGGCCCTGTGAGCGCCAAGAAGTTCATGCTGGCCACACCGGTGTCGTTCTCGGCTCCGGTTGTGCCGGGGCTGACGCCCGCAGAGCAGGCGGCGCTCGCGCAGCTCGTCGAGCTGTGGCGCGTCAAGCAGCCGCGCAATCGTCTGCGGCAGGCGTACCTCGACGGCGTCGTACGACCGGACAACCTGAACATCTCGGTGCCCGACGATATGGTCGACCAGCTCGGCGCGGTCATCGGATGGCCTCGCAAGGTCGTTTTCGGCCTGTCGGATCTGCTGATCTGGGACGGCGTCACCTCGTCGACGGGCAGTGATAATCCCTTCGAGATCGACGACCTGCTGGCATCGACTGGCTTCGAGCTGGAGATCGCGCAGACGATCCCGTCCTCGCTCACGCACTCGGTCGCTTTCCTGACGCTGCGTAAGGGTGTCGAGGCGGCAGGTGAGCCGCCTGTGATCATTCAGGGGCACTCTGCGGACTGGGCTGCTGGCCTCTGGGACCGCGTGCGGCGCCGCCTGTCCTACGGGCTGACTATCGACGACATTGACGACGCCGGCCGTCCGACGCGCTTCACGCTGTACACCGCCGACTCGACATACGTCGTCGAGCTGAACGCAGTGTCGGCGTGGCGGATCATCCACGCAGAATTGCACGGCATGGGCGCGCCCATGATGGAGGCGCTCCCGTTCGAGCCGTCTCTCGACCGTCCGCTCGGGCGCTCGCGGATCTCCCGCGACGTTATGAGTATCACGCAGCGAGCGATGCGCACGGTGCTGCGTGAAGAGCTGGCGACGGAGCTTTTCACGGCTCCTGGAATCCTGCTGTCGGGTGTCGATTCGGACTTGATTGACGATCTTCGATCGTGGGAGTGGAAGCTGGGGACGATCAAGACGATCTCGTCTGGTGAAGAGCCGGAGGGGCCGAAGGTCACGGTTTTGCCGCAGCAGTCGGCGCAGCCGTTCACGGAGCAGATGCGTGCTCTGGCGACCGAGCTGTCGGGTGTGTCGTCGCTGCCGGTCTCGTCGCTCGGCGTCATTCAGGACAATCCGTCCTCGGCGGAGGCTCTGTATGCGGCGAAGGAAGAGCTGGTCATCAAGGCGAAGAACGCGCAGCGTGTGTTCGACGCGGCCCTGAATCGTGTGTATGCGCATGCGGTGATGATGCGTGACGGGCTTGATGAGATGACGCCGGAGCTGCGGTCTCTGGCGACGCGCTGGGGTGACCCTGCACATCCGTCGATTGTTTCGCAGTCTGACGCCATCGTGAAGCAGATCAGCGCAATGCCGTGGCTCGCGCAGTCCTCGGTCGTTCTGGAAGAGCTTGGCTACTCGGGGTCGCAGATCGCGCGCCTAATGTCGGACAAGCGTCGCGCGGAAGCGTCTGGTCTCCTTGATCGACTGTCCGCGGCTGCTGCGACTGACGAGAAGTAGAGAGCATGAGGGGGCAGCGTGCATATCCACGACGTGCAGCAGCTCGCGAGGACACAGAACCGTGCGGGCGATGTCGCTGAGCGCCGCATGAGGGCGCTGTGGAAGCGCCTGCCCCTCGACGATCTCGGGACGCTTGAGGACGCCCTGTATCAGCTATATCCGCGCCTCGTGGAAGAATCCGCAGAGGTCGCGTCGTCGGCGGCGCTCGAGTGGTACGAGAAGCAGCGCGAGGCCGAGGGCGTCGCGAAGGCGTACTCCCCCGTGATGCCGACTGGCCTCGTCGATGAGAACGAAGCGGCGAAGATCGTCGGAGCGGCGATCAGGGATCTGCGCGAGGGCACAGGCCGAGCGAGAGTGCTCACGAGGCTCACTGACGGTGCTCGCAAGCTGATCTCTGACGCCGGCCGTGCGACGACGCAGCACGCAGCCGAGCGTGACCCGAAGAAGCCTCGATACGCTCGCGTGCCGACAGGCGCTGAGACATGCGCCTGGTGCATGCTGTGGGCATCTCGGGGCTTCGTCTACAAGAGCGAGGAAACTGCGCAGTTCAAGCGGTCGCATTTCAAGTGCGACTGCCAGATAGTCCCATCGTGGGACAAGCGTCCGCGCGTCCGGGGATACGACTCCAAGCGGTACGAGCGAATGTACCAGCAGGCGGTTGATGACCTCGCTGATGAAGGCGCACGCACAGACGACATCAAGACGATCACTGCGCGTATGCGAGAGCTGTTCCCAGACCAGCTCACAGACGGGCGCACTCCCCAACGGGTCTCTAGCGATGGCACTCTCCAACGTAGTGAGATTGACAAAGACAGGAGCCGGGCGCTCGCCGTCCTCCAGGAGCGTGGCCTCACGCCGGGGGCTGCGCGGAGACTCCCGCCACGCGAGATGACACAAGCCCCGAAGGATTGGCCAGATGGTCTGCCGCCACTCCGCGCAAAAGAGTGGCGTCACACACTCTACGGGCTACGCCGTTCAGGCGGGCACCTATCGGGGTATGGATGGAGGTTCGGGAGGACCGAATTCCCGGCTGATTGGACGCCCGACGACATTTTGCAGGCCGGCGCTCAAGTGCTGCGCGAACAGGGTGTCCGAGAGGGCGTCAACCTTGCATCGGCCACTGGGCGGGTCAACGGAGTCACAATTCGCGTCGCGTATCGAAAGGATGCAAAAGGATATCGCGTAAAATCGATAATTCCAGTTGAAAAGTAGGTATAATACGCCTATGGAAACTGACGCGGTATCACAGTTCGTGCGCGACGCTATCGCAGCGCTCGATGCGCTGGGCGCCCGCGACGAAACAGAGTATCTGCGCATGATGCTCGAATACGACGGCCCGGATGTCGACGGAGCGGTCTCTTCGCTCGTTAAGTACGGTGCCGTCACTGGTGCATGGGTTGATCGGCTTGCAGCGATCAACGATGCAGAGGACGGGTTCTTTGATGATGAGCTCGCAGAACTACGCGAGGGCATCTCCACAACCGAGGCCCCAGCAGCGTAACCCAACACAATCACCAATCTCCCCCGTACCGAACACGGTGCGGGGTTTTGTTATGCCCGCGTCCGCAAAGGCAGCGGGAACCACGCTCTCCGAAAAGGAAGGTAAACCAATGGAAAACGCCACCGAGCAGGATCAGGAGATCAAGGACGGCGCGCAGGCGCCCGCCGAAAACTCCCCCACCGCTGATACGGCCGTCCAGGACACGGACCGCGCCGACGCCGCAGAGACCTCGCAGGAGGTCACGCAGGACGACGCCGTCGAGGACTGGAAGGCGCACGCCCGCACGTGGGAACGACGCGCCAAGGCCGACCACAAGCAGCTCGAAGCGCTCACGGAAGCGATCAACGGCAAGGACACCACCATCGAGGAACTGCGCTCTCAGGTCGCAGCCCTCGAAGCTCAGGCGCACCGAGCAAAGCTGATCGCCGCCGCCGCCTCCGAGTACGGCGTCCCCGCCGACCTCATCCACGGTGACACCGAGGACGAGATCAAGGAGATCGCGCAGCGTCTCGCCGACTGGCGAGGCACCACGGCCACGCCGGCCGTGCCCGCGCTCGCGGATTCGGGTGCTGGTGTTTTCCCGCCTCGCGCGTCGTCTCTGTCTCTTGATGAGCAGATCGCGGCGGCGCAGAGCGCTGGCGACTTCAAGTTGTCGGCGCGTCTCAAGGCGGTCAAGCTCGCTGGCCTGACCGCTGAATCCACCAACTGACACCCATCCCCTTCTCTTGACAGGAGATTCATATGCCCGGTATTACCGAGATGGCAACCACTTACAACTGCCCGAACTACGTCGGCGAGATCTTCGCCGCGTCCCCGGAGGACACGCCGCTGCTGTCCTCGATTGGCGGTCTGACTGGCGGCGAGTCCGTCGAGTCGACGACCTTCGGCTGGCAGGTCACGGACCTGCGTGACGCCGCCGACAACCGTCAGCGCGTCGAGGGCGCAGACGCTACCACGTTCGAGACCCGCACCCGCGCCAACGTCGAGAACGTTCTCGAAATCCACCAGGAAGCCGTCTCCATCTCGTACACGAAGATGGGCGCGCGCCGCCAGTACGGCCCGACTGGCAGCGCCGTGCAGCTCGGCTCCACTACGCTGCCCGCCGACGAGCTCGCCGAGCAGTTGCAGGCGCAGATCAAGCAGATCTCGCGTGACGTCGAAAAGACGTTCATCACGGGCACCTTCGCCAAGCCGACCACGAACGCGCAGCCGCGTAAGACGCGCGGTCTGCTGCAGGCCATTACGACCAACGTCGCGACGACCACGCACAAGGCCGGCGAGCTGACCGCGAACGATGTTCTCGACCTTATCCAGAAGGTCTGGGAGAACGGAGGCGTGCAGGAGACTGAGACTCGCACGATCATCGTCAACGCCGCGCTCAAGCGGGCCCTTACCAACCTGTTCGTCAAGGACGGCTTCAAGCAGGAAGACCGTAACGTTGGCGGCGTCAACCTCAAGATGCTGGAGACCGACTTCGGTTCCTTCAACGTCATGCTCAACCGGTACATGCCGGCGACGAAGCTCGCGGTCGTCTCCCTCGAGCAGCTCGCACCCGCGTTCCTCGAAGTGCCCGGAAAGGGCCATTTCTTCGCTGAGCCGCTGTCCAAGACCGGCGCCTCGGAGAAGGTCATGTTGTACGGAGAGATCGGCCTTAAGTACGGCAACGAGAAGGCACACGGCGTCCTGACTGTGGCGGCGGGCTGATCAAGCATGGCGAAGAAGAAGACCAGCATGGTGACGCTGCGCTGCGACGCGATCCCGACCCTGCTCATCACGACCCCGCACGTCCAGTTCGAGGACGGCATCGCGATCGTCACGGCCGCTGACGCCGAGATCATCCTCGACGTCCTCGGCGACGACTTCGGCATCACCGCCACGGACAGCACCCCGCAGCCCGAGCCGGCACCCGAGGAAATCCCACCTGCGGCGTGAATCCACCAACTGACAGCTCGGAGGGCTCACATGACACCACCTGCTGACACACTCGACGTCAAGATCACCGCCTTTCGTGCCCGCTACGGCCTGGATGAGGAAAGACAGGTCGGGCAGCAGCCCGTCGAAGCCGCCCTCACCCGAGCAGCCCGCATCGTCCGCGACGAGCTCGCCGCCGACAAGATCGACCTCGCCGCCGCGCTCGCGGATGGCACGATCAGGCGTGACTCGTATGAGGATGTTGTTTGCGATATGGTGCGGTACGCGATTCGTCAGCAGGCGGATGGATTTGCTTACGGGGCGACGCAATCGACGGTCACGGGTGGCCCGTACAGTCAGTCGTCGACGTTTAGTGCGCCGGTGGGGTCTATGAGCTTCACGCGGGTGCATCGGCGCAGGCTGGGGATCCGTCTGCCGCGGTTTGCGGCTGTACGGACGATTGGGGCGCGGCCATGATCTTTGGCGAGAGCGTTGTGCTAAGGAACCGGGCGTCAGGCTCACTCGACGAGTTCGGCAATGAGCGTGCCGAATACCGGCTGGGGATCACGGTGTATAACGTTCTGGTTGCTCCGTCCTCGTCGCAGGATTTGGGGGCGGAGCGACCAGACGGTGACACAACGGTCATGACTTTTCACTTCCCGAAAACCTATATCGGGAGTCTCAGGGGCTGTCTGATCGGGTGGAAGGGATCGTGGTGGGAGGTCATCGGCGATCCCAGGCCGTACAGCAAGGATTCGACGCCTGGTGTGTGGAATCGGCCTGTGCAGGCAAGGCTGGTGGAGGGGTGACGAGGTGAAGATCGTGATCGATAATGCGGGGCTGAGAGCGCTGACGGCGCCGATGATTGAGTCCGCTGCAGAGCGGATCGCGTCGGCGGCGGGCAAAGGTTTTGAGTCGTCTGTGCAGCAGGGTAAGACGAGGCCGCACGGCGTCGTCAAGGCTGCGACGTTCAAGGCGCGCCGTGATAACGCCAGGCATAACACGCTCTTGAAGGCGCTGAATGCGGGGCGTGTATGACGTCATCGACCGCACTACTAATTGCCTACTTGAAGCGGAAGTTTCCGGGCGTGCGGGTCTCGAATCGCGTGCCGGGGTCTCGGCCCTCGAAGTTCGTCACGGTCGAGCGAACGGGTGGGCAGCGCACGCACCTGTGGGATTCCCCGATGTTCGCGGTGCAGGCGTGGGCTGGGACGGAGGCTGAGGCGTCTGCGCTTGCTGATGAGGTCGCTGTCGCGATCTTGGACTGGCAGCGCGAGGCAATCGTCGCGTACTCCGATGTCAGGTCGGTGTATGCCTTCCCGGACCCGGATGCTCGGGTGCCGAGGTTTCAACTGACGGTGAGCGCCATCTTGGCGCTCACCTGATTCTTTACTCTTGACAGGAGAGTCATATGGCAGAACAGAATTCTGCGCTTGTTACTGCGGCTAAGCCGCAGAAGGGCGGCGCGTTTTTCGCCGCTCCGCTGGGCACACCGCTCCCCGCTGATGCGACGACCGCGCTCAACACTGCGTTCGTGAAGTTGGGTTACCTCTCGGAGGATGGTTTCGAGAATCCTATCGAGACCGAGTCCAGCGACATGAAGGCGTTTGGCGGCGACGTCGTCCTCACGCAGCAGACCGGATACAAGGAGACGTTCAAGACGAAGCTCCTGCAGGCGCTCGATCCTGACGTCCTGCGTGAGGTTTTCGGGCAGGAGAACGTGACGCAGCAGGGCGGCGCGGACAAGCCGATCACGGTGCGCCACAATTCCAAGATCCTGCCCCGCCGAGTGCTCGTGTTTGAGGTGCTGCTCACGGGCGGTCTCGTCAAGCGGATCGTCGTACCGGAGGGTCAGCTCACTGAGCGCGGTTCCACCGTGTACAAGGACGGCGAGGCTGTGGGTTACGAGGTGACCTTCGCCGCGTATCCGTCCGCGAAGATTGAGGGCGACTGCGCCCGCGAGTACATCGCGAAGGCTGCGTCCTGATCGACCTCACAGTCGTGGAGAGGGGCGGAGCCTGCCTGACCACATTCCCGGGGCGCAGGCAGGGGCGCGCCCCCCCCCTCTCCATTCCACCCACACCTATAGGCGCGACACACACTCACAGACTTAGAAAGGTTTAGCGCGATGACTTTTTACAATCAGATGGTTCCCGGCAATCCCGACGACGTTGAGCGCGTCGCAGTCCCGCCGCACAGCGACGTCGTGCTTGAGTGGCACGGTGGCCCGCGCGAGCAGGGCGGTTACGCTGTTGCTCGTCACGCTGACGGCTCGCTTGAGGCAGTGAACGAGGCTCGTGGACGCTACGAGCAGGCATGCGGCGCGGGCGATATCAACATGTCGGCACCCGTGCCGCAGGAGCAGCGTGAGGCCCCTCATGGTCCGGTCGATCCCATTCCGGTGGATATGCGCACGATCACGGTCGCAGGAGTGCAGCTGGCGGTCGACCCGACCGTTCTCGACGACTTCGAGCTGCTCGAGTCGCTCGCTGAGATTCAGCGCGGCGACGTCCTCGTACTGCCGACCGTTTTCCGCGCGGTCGCGGGCGACAAGGCGCAGGAGCTGCTCGACGCTCTCAGGGGTGAGAACGGCCGCGTCACGGCGACCGCAGCGGCTGAGGTGCTCGTCCAGATCATGAGGGAGCTGAACCCAAAAGCCTGACACTCGCCGCGATCCTGGCGCATGCGCCCGATGAGCTTGAGGCAGACTTCCTCCGGTTCTTCGGGTGCCCCCCGCGCCAGATGCCAGCCCGTCAGGCCGCGCGCCTCGCATCCGTCGTCATCAAGCAGACGGAATCCTGGACGCTGCGTGCCATCGACCAGGAGTGGCAGTGGCGATCGCTCGACACGCACCTAGCTGCGATTCAGGCGGACTCATTGAGGTGGCTCCAGTGGGCGAAAACCGAGAACGCGCAGAAGGGCAGGGGCATGCCGCCGCCGATCCCGCGCCCGGGCACGCGAGTTGAAATCGACCATATGCCCGACACGGACTGGATCGATAAGCAGCTGGGCGCCGCCCGCGTGGCAGTTGAAAACTAGATAAGGAGAGAGCATTGGCCGAAGGTATTTCACTGGGCACAGCCTGGATCGACGTTGTACCGTCGTTCAGGGGCCTCAAGAAACAGATCGCGTCTGAGTTCGGATCGGGCGACGTCACGGCCGCGCTCACGGGCGCGACAGAGTCCTGGGGCTCCCAAATCGGACAATCGCTCTCGAAGCACATCGGTGGTGCCCTCTCCTCAATCGGCAAGATCGGCCTCGGTGGCGTTGCCGCAGCGGTCGGCGGCGTCACGGCCGCGCTCACTGCGCAGATCCCCGCGGCCATCTCCGCGTCCGACGCGACCGACAAGTTCAAGAAGACGCTAGAATTCGCGGGCGTCGACCCCTCGCGCATCAAGCAGCTGACCGCCGCCGCGCAAACCTACGCCGACCAGACGGTGTACGACCTGTCGGACATTCAGTCGGTGACGGCGCAGCTCGCCGCGAACGGCGTCAAGGACTTCGACAAGATGGCCGAAGCGGCCGGCAACGTCAACGCGATCGCGGGCGGCACCAAGGATACGTTCAAGCAGGTCGCGCTCGCGCTCGTCCAGATCAACGGAGCGGGCAAGCTCACGACCCAGGACTGGAATCAAATTGCGGCAGCCATTCCTGGCGCGTCAGGCAAGCTCCAGGAAGCCCTCAAGAACAACGCAGCCTTCACCGGCAACTTCCGTGACGCCATGAGCCAAGGCCAGATTACGGCCGAGGAGTTCAACCAGGCCCTCATGGACCTAGGCTTCACAGACGTCGCAGAGCAAGCCGCGAAGTCCGCATCGACATTCGAGGGCGCGTGGGGCAACCTCGAAGCCGCCGTCGAGAAGGGCCTCGTCGCCTCCCTCGACAAGGTCAAGGAACCGCTCACAGACATCGTTAACGCTGTCGGCGAGCAGCTCGGCCCGGCCTTCGACAGTGCGGGCAAGTACGTCGACATCCTCGCCGGAAAGATCAAGCCCTTCGCCGACGCCATGAAGGACGGTAACCTCACCCTCGAGGACATCGCCAAAGCCCTCGGGCAAGCGACTGGAGGCTTCGCTGCGCTCGCGGGAGCGGGCACGCTGCTGGCAGATCCGTCGCTGATCATCGGGGCGTTTGATGCGCTGCCGCAGCCGTCTGCCATCGTGGGTAGGTTTTCGGGTCTGGGGGAGGCCGTGAAGGAAGGCGTAGGCAAAGCGCTCGACCCGGCGATGCAGGCGATGCACGGCATCGGCCCGAAGATGGGGGAAGCACTTGCGGGCGCTGCTGGTCCGCTCGGCTCGGCAGCTGAGGGGCTGATCGGGAAGGTCGGCATGTTCTTGAATCCGGCGCGGTTCGGCAAGGTGCTGGCCTTCGGGGGCCTCATCGCGGCGGCGGTTGCCGGCATCGGCGCGCTGGTGCAGGCGACGGGTGGTGAGCTGACGACGCAGATCCAGACGGTTATCTCGGACATGATCCTCAATGTCTCGAAGTACGGCGCGGAGCTAGTGTCAAACGCTCCGCAGCTGATCGCGTCGGGCGCTGAGGCGGTCAAGACGCTGATTACCGGCATCACGGACGCGCTCCCGGTCCTGCTGAACATGGCGGGCCAGATCATCGAATCATTCGTGGGGTCATTCGCGTCTTGGTTGCCGCAGCTGATCCCAGCTGCTGCGCAGATGATCGTTGCGCTCGTGACGGGCCTCGTCGCGATGCTGCCGCAGCTAATCAACGCGGGCGTCGACCTGATCAACGGGCTGGCGGCCGGTCTCACGGCAGCGATCCCGGTCCTGCTCGAAGCGCTGCCGGGAATCATCACCGCATTGCTTGGCGCCCTCACGACGGCAGTCCCGCAGCTGATTCAGGCGGGCGCGGGACTGCTCACGGGCCTCATTAACGGCATCGTGCAGGCGATCCCGACGCTGGCAGCAGCGCTCCCGCAGATCGTCACGACGCTGGTCACGACGATCGTGCAGGCGCTGCCGCAGTTGATCAACGCGGGCGTGGAGGTGCTCAACGCCCTGATCACTGGTCTGCAGACGGCGCTTCCGGTCCTGATCGAGATGCTGCCGCAGATCCTGACGACCGTGGTGACAACCATCGTGGAGAATCTGCCGCTGATCATCGAGGCCGGCATCTCGCTGCTGACGACGCTGATCAACGGCATCCTCGAAGCACTCCCGCAGCTGATCGATATGCTGCCGACGATCATCAACACGATCGTCACGACGCTGGTCACGAATCTGCCGATGATCATCAGCGCGGGCGTGCAGCTGCTCATCGGACTCATCAATGGCATCGTGCAGGCGCTGCCGCAGCTGATCGCGATGCTGCCGCAGATCATCACGACCATCGTGACGGTCCTCGTGCAGAATATCCCGCTGATCCTCAGCGCCGGCGTGCAGATCCTAACGGGCCTGATCGACGGCATCATAAAGACCCTGCCTGCCCTGAAAAACATCTTCTTGGACGTGCCGAAGCAGATCACGAGCGTCCTGGCGAACGTGCCGTCAATGATGGTCTCATCAGGCAAGAAGATCATTCAGGGGCTGATCGACGGCATTAAGTCGATGGCGGGCTCGGTGACGGGCGCGGTTTCTGACATGCTCGGTTCAGTCCGAAAGTACTTGCCGTTCTCCCCGGCTAAGAAGGGTCCGTTCTCGGGCCACGGGTGGACGCTGTACTCGGGGCGCTCGATTGTCGAGGCGCTCGCCGAGGGCGCGGCGCAGCGTGCGCCGCTGTTCGAGGCGGCGATCAGGGACACGATTGCCGCCGGGCAGGAGCAGCTCGCTGGCCTGGAGGCTGGCGCGCTGTCGGTCACGGCGGGGCTTGGCGGCTCGGCGGGCCTGGCGCGTATCCAGGC